CCCCGCCGTTAGACGCTAATAAATTAGTCGTTCTGACTGACCACCCGTGCGCTGAACCGTCAAAAGTGTTAACAGCTTCTAAATTTTTGAAGTCCGTTCTTCCCGCAGTAGTGCCGTAATGGCCGACACTCAATAAGTCGGTAGTCTTGTCGTATGACAAATCCAAAACCGAATCGCTAGATGCTTGTAACAAACACTTCGCACCCGCTCGGAACAACGGTTTCTCTGCCTCATAGATTTCTTTGACCTGTTGAGGCGTTGGTGCGGTTGCGCTTATGCGAACGAGGGAGAGACTGCCGTTTACCAATGCTGTTGACTCAATAGTTGAACCGTTGTCGAACGTCTCACTTCCTATAACCAACATCCCGTTGCTGGCTGGGGTAATGTTAATGGAGTCGGCTCCGGTTACGCTGTTAACAAGTTTTCCGTCAACAAAAAGATACAAAACTGAGCCGCGACGAAACGCGAAAACGTGTTGCCACACATTGTTTTGAAGCACGTCAGCACTCGCTGATTTAGTTGAACTATCTTTTATGTAGGCATATAAAGTTGTGCCGTCTGCGTAAATCGACAACCGCTTTGTATTTGAGTCTTGCGACCTTCCAAGCAGTCGTTGCGTTCCCGTCCAGTTTGTGTTTTTTACCCAAAGTGAGATTGAAAAGTCACCCGTTCCAAAATCAAAGTCGGTGTCGGTGGCGCGGCTTAAATAGTTGCTTGCGCTGAAACCGCTGAACGCAAATAACTCCGCGCTGGTCGCAACGGCTCCGATGTCTACTTGACCAACAGTTGTGAGATGATTCGCCTTAACAGAACGGTCTTGGACTGCGTCGCCATTGGAATAGTAAGTCCAAGTTGAAACTGTTGGTGGGTTGGTGGATAAGCGAATATCACCCAGCATCATCCCACTATTGTAGACGCTGGTGACGTAGGCGACTGCGCTATCCTCGTGGTCGCCATCGTTGAACAGCACACGCGTCAATCCGCCTGCGCTACCGGCAGCGACGCCGATGTCTGTAACTGCAAGCGAGGTTGTCGTGCTGAGTAAAGCGGGGTTACTGGCATTTGCGAACTCCCTAATCGTTACAATCGTGCCATTGTTTTCGTGACTCGAAAGATAAGTGGAACTGCTGTCAGCATACAGAGTGCTTAAATCAAAACGATTGATGTAGTTATTTTCACCGGCATACAAGTTTCCGTCTTTATCAAATTCAACAAGTTGGGCCGCCGCTGAAGTTGTCGCTTTATCATACACATCACCATTCGGATGAATGACCGACAAACCGCCGCCAGTCGCAACTCCCACCGTCGGAATTGGCAAACCAAGCGCACCTATCTCCGCGCCTTCGACAATTGTTGCGGCTACGTCATTGACGACGATGTTTGCAATTGTGTAGCCATCGCCACCAGTTGCAAAAGTCGCAGTCACGTTACGGTCTGCAATAGCCGTTCCAGACGTTAAATATCGTGGGCCAGAAAATCCGATTTTTGTGTGGTCGTTAGCAAAATCAAACTCAACCAAACCGTCTTGAAAACCGACATAGATTCTTCCGTTTAGCGCAGTAACGGCATTAAACGAACGCGGCGAAGTTGTTGACCACTTCAGCGCACCGGCATCCAAAAACTGCATCCACATCGGCATTGATGGGTCGTCTAGGTCATATATGGTCAGCGTTTCTTCTGCGCTTTCCTCATCTAGAACCAAAAGCGCAACAGACGGAAACTCACGCCGTCCGCCTCGCGTAGCTGTGTTCAGCGTTTCGTAGTACCAACTACCCCTCGCCTTCTTCCTCCACGCGCCACCGTCTGAGTCGTTGCGAGTGTCGTACACAAAAACTGCACCGACTGTCGTGGCCGATGTGACCGACTTGATCGCGGCCTCAAACTCGTTGGCTTGTGTGCCGGTTTCTCCGCTGGCGACAAACGATACGCCGCGCCCAAATGTTGTGACCGTTGCTCTGCTCATTAGGTGAAGTCAGTAGCGATTACTTGTGAAGTTCCACTAGCTGTCTTGATATAGACCGAGCCTGTGTACCCCTCGACTGTTAGCACGCCCCCGTCTCCTTCGTAGTCACCACTAGCTGGCGAAAGAATGTAAGAGAAGTGAGGGTTAGCTGCACTCTCTACGTCAGTAACGACAGCTGAACCAAACCGGATATAAACCTTCTTGGTTCCTACGTTCTGAATAGAGAAAAATTTTCTGGCTGTGTTTGTGCCTAAAGCGGCTTGCCCAGTTGTGGTTGCTCCCGCAACGCCGTCTGAGCTAATTGTCAGCGAGGTTCCCCCCATATTCTTTAGCGCACCTAGTATTTTGTTTTGTACGCGGAGAGGAGAGTCTTGAATGGAGTTTAATACTCCGTCGGAATAAATAGTCGGATTGTCCATAAGTGTTTTCTACTGCTTCAACTTAAAAGTTATTAAAAAAAGCTGGCGACTCGCCGCTCGTTGGACGAGCCGCCAGCTGAATATATTAGCTACTGCAAGCAGTCACATCTGTGATGCTAACAGAACCGCTGGTTCCACAAGCACGCTTAAAGATAAGCGTCATCCCGTAGTTCGGGAACTCTGGGCGTGGAGCGTGTTTGAACTCCGCGAAGTGGCGACCCAGCTTATCAAGCGGGTCTAAACAATCCGCACCAGAGGCTTGGATTTTGTTACCACCAGTTACCCATTTCCACTCACCCATATAGGATGTTGGATTCCAGCTGACACCACCAGCTGCGTTAACCGGCGGAACAATCTCCGAGGTGAACACATTGGGGTTCATAACGATCGCAGCCTCGTAAGGCGCGGTGACGTAGGCCGGATTAAGAACCGCCTTCTTACCCTTCGTCGCAGAGGACATAAGGTAGGTCGGTACGCGAACGTACTTATTACCCGCCTCCGTCCAAGTGAAGCGCGGTGGCCTCAAGTTTGGAACGTGTCGGAAGTTCTTAATAGAACGAGTCGCACCCATCCGGCTCATTAGCTCGGAAGCTGCACCACTACCAGAGTCAGCGTGGCGGAAGTCGTTACGCAGATCGGCGTTGTTTAACGCGATTTGCTGACTAGCCTCCAAACCGATCAACAACGGAAAGACGGGGCCGTCTTCGCCATAGCTAATCCAGCCATTGCTGTCTGGGTTGGTAGCACCACGATCAATCAGCTCAACAGCGATCTGATCGAGCAACTGCTGTGTGAGTGTGGACGTGGAAACACCTCCATCGCTTCCAAAGTCAATACTGGTAATAGTATTCTCAGTATCAACAACAGTTGCGCCGTTGCCAACGGAGAGCTTGGAAGCGAACTTCATATAAAGCTCTTCGTAGCGTTTCTCCCAGCTGCGCTGCGCTCTCTTGGTCATCTCCTCGATGTAAGCACGAAGGAATGTGTCTACGTTGTGATCGTAGATCAGATCGTCCTTACAAAGAATCGGGCCTTGAAGCGCGAACTCTTCTGGGTTGTAAGTGCGGCTGGTATAGCCCACTTCTACGTCGTTAAAAGTGCTGGCACAAGAACCGCCAGCTCCACCATCCGAACCACCAGCTATTTCGGTGTTCGTGATTTGAGTCCAAGTTTCTGCATCCGAAGTTGGTTCGCTATTTTCAATTGCGAACGTAGTCTTAACGGTTCCAACACCCGTCTCAAAAGTTCCGCGAGGAATAGCATTAAGCCAAACGGAACGATAAGAAGCATTGCGATAAACCTCATCGGATAAGTTTTCCGTGGCAATCGCGAAAGCATCAAAAACATTTGAACAAGCCATAATAATTTCCTTTCAAAAAAAGATTACAGTTATAGAACAACACAACCCCTTCCACTCGGAAGGACGCATTGCACCTCTCATTCGGTAGGCCAACCCCGATATGGCCAAGTGCGATTGCCAGTCGCGTTAGGGCTAAATTTGAGTTTAGTTTATGCGCCTAACTCAAAGCGCATTTCTCTTTTGCGATGATTGGAAGAAACCGTCAAACGGTTTGTGAAAGAAAACGGCAGCTGGCTACCCGTGGGCGCAGCCAGCCAGAGGTGCAACTAACGAGGATACCGAGACAACAGAAGTAAGTACCCCCGCCCACAGCCCCGTGGCCGTATGATTATTTTGCTCCTCTTATACCCAGCTCACGCAGCTCGCCGAGTACGCGATCGCTGAACGAACTGTTCTTCACCGGCTGCGGCTTGCCTCCAGCTGACCCAGAAGCCTCCGGCTCTGCGCCTTTCAGCTGGTTAATCTCCGCTTGCAAGCGGCGGTTGTGTTCCACCAGCCCAGCATTCTGCTCAACCAACGCACCACCACTAGCCGCCCACAACGCTGCGGTTGCCGCATCCTCAAAGGAGTTTTGCTCCATCAGAATCTTTTTGGCCAAGTTGACCCGCTCGCGCACGCCGCTGTTCCACTCGTCATCCCCCTCGCGCATCTGGTAGATCGGGATGTTGTCTTGAGCCTCCTTCAGCATCGTGCCGAAAGATTTCTCCAGAGCCTTATCGCGCTCCGCAGACTTCTTATCGCTAACCAGCTGCTCCTCCTCCACCAGCTTGTCGTAGCTGGCGCGGGAGTCTTCCAACTGCTTATCCCGATCAAACGAAATCTCGTCGATTCGATTGACCACGCTTTGCAAGTAGGCTTGGCGTGAGGCGGGTAGCTCGCCGGTCAGCTCGTCCAGCGCGTTGGCGCGTGCTTCACCTATCGGCATCTTCAGCACCTTTGCCAGCTGCGCCCGATCCTCCTCGGCAACGTAACTCTGCGCTCTCTCGATCTGCGACTCGATCGGCTTGACGAACTGCTCCCGAAACTTCGGGTGACGTTCCAGATTGGAGAGACTCAACGCGCTGCTGATCTCGTCGAACTCAGCTTTCAGCTGGTCATACTTTTCTGTATCACCAGTTGCAGCTTCCAGCTCTGTCAGCTTGGCTTGCATCTGCTCAATCTGCGCCTTCGCTTCGTCGCGCTCTTGCTTGATTAGCTTGAAGTCCTTCGCACTTCGGGACTCCTTAACCTCGGCTTCCGGCTCTGCCGTCGGCTCTGGCTCTGGGGCCGGTTCAGCTGGTGCTTCAGCTGGTGCTGGGTCTTCAGACATAGCCGCCTTAAAGGCATCGGCCATACTGCTAATCTCTTTGTTTGTCTCCGGTAACAAACCCGCTTTGCCTGTGACAGCCGCCGGACTGGCTTCTACTGTTTCACTCATTGTTATTTGAACTAAATGTTGCTTCTGGTTCCTTTGGTAGCTCCGGTGCGGATTCGCCCATCGCCTTCAAAACTTTCAATGCAAACTCATATCCCTTTTGCATCCCGTGGGCATAAGCGAAGTCAGTCGCGCTTGCCCCGAATGCGAGAGGCACACGCACCAGCGGCATCTCGTCTCGCATTACTTCCATCATCTCTTTGAAGGTTTGCCCCTCCATCAAGACCCTAGCGTTGGCAACCGCCGCAGCTGTTTGTGTCCATTCGTTTAAGTTCATATTCCTCTAGCTGTCCGCATACACTCGATGCGGTTTGTTTTGCTGGTTGTTTCGTGGCTGTAATGAACCAGCTCTGCCTTATCCCAATCCTCGCAGCCATACTGCTTGACGTGCGGAGCGACTGAATAAATTAAGCGGTGCGCCATCTTCTGCATCACCACCATATCGCTGGTGTGCGTACCGCTGTTGTGTTCGTAGGTAACGTCCTCGATCTTACAAGTGGCAAAGCAGAGGCACGCATTTAGAAAGCCAGCTGCCGTTCCCCCGACAACCGAGGGAACAACTGCACCCGTATTGCCTTGCTCGTATAAACACAAATCAGACTGAGGATCGCGTGCGGTGAACCCGTAGTTGACCACATCATAGTCAGACATAAACCCGCCCCCTTGGCACGCCACCGCCATCCAACGCTTGTAGCAAGTCAGCTCGTATGAGGCTGGGTTGACAGTTGGCAGCCGCTTAACCGATTCAATGTATTCGTCAAACATCGGGTGCATCTCCGCGTCAGCCAAACCAAGAACGATTGGATACCAGCCAGCTTTGGCCCAGCTGGCAGACCAATGCTCAATCATTGCTTGCTGCCCCGACGAATCCTCAACCTCGTCTATCGGCTCAAAGTATGTGAAGACTTTATGCACGCGCTTTCTTTCTGCTGTTTTGTTTCATTGGCTTGCTGTTGCTTTTGGTTCCCCTTCGTATTCTTAACTGGTCAACCAGCGAGCCGTCCTTGCATCGGTGAAACAAAGCCGCCTCAAAATCCACGACAGCATCAACCACCTTCTGGTCTGGGAAACTCGGAACAATGCCGCCGCTTCTTACGATCTTATTCCAGCCGTCTATCTCCCAAACATTCATTATTAAGCTGGTGTGTCGTGCGTTTTGAACCACACCGTTTGCGCCAGCCACATCCCACGCCACCCCTTCTGGCGGAATCATTAAGCCAACAGAGTATTCGTGGAGGTTAGGAGGGTAAACCGCCACCCCGTTCAAGTGCATTGAGTTTTGCTGAAAAGCCCCGTGAACGATGTGGCCAAGAAAAGGCTTCCCACAGGCTGCGTACTCGTCGGCTATATCGTGCGCCCACCCCTCCCGTATAGGAACAGCGTCCGGCTCCCAGAAAAGGTACGGTTGCTTTAACTCGTTAATGACGTGCCAAGCAATCGTCTGAAAGGCGTAGTTCTGCGGGTTGGGCCAGCTGGGGTTCCCCATCCATTCAGCATATTGAAGATGGTTAACATCCTTAAAAGTATGCCTAGCTACCTCGTCAATCTTCTTTACCTCCGGTTCTGGGACATCGGAGTCGTAGGCAAGCAAACAATCAAAGGGGAGTTTCCCCTCAAGTTCGTGCGCCCAAGTGATATTCTTCCACGCGGATTTACAGTCCTTTATGCAAAAAGGAATTACCAATAACATTTGTTGTCTCTTTTGTTTTTATTGCTATTACAAACTAGCTGCCGCTTTCGCGTCAGCTAAAGCCATCTCTTGGCGTGCTTTGGCGTTGCCCCTCTCAAGCTCGGCTTGAAGTGCTGCATCCTTACGCGCCTCTTCTCTTTCCATAGCCGCCATCTTCATTTGCTCATCAGCTGACGGCCCAGCTTGCGCTTGTTCCGCTGCGGCTTGTTGCTCTTGCATCTGCTGTGCGACTTGATTGGCCACCTCGTTTGCAAATCCAGCCAACTCTTGGAGCTGGTCGGTCAGCATCTTCACATCGTTTTTGCGGCCCTCGTCCAATGACAGCTGTGCAATGTGTTCCTCGATATGAGGAATAAGTATCCCAAAGAAATCTGCGGCAGCTGCGGCATTGCCACCTTGCTGGATCGCTTGCGCCACTTCGCTGCCCTTCGCCAAGTGTGTCTGCGAGTGGAGGACGTGGTTCTGCGAGTCGGTAATGACAACGGGGTTGCCGGTCTGCATCACCGCGTTCTCGATGTTGGCTTCCGCGATCTGATCCTTTGCATAAACATCTTGCTCCGGTTCCACCATATACCGACCAACTTGCTGCTGGCCGGCCAGAGCTGCGATGTAGTCGCGAATCAAAGCGTCACGCCCAGATTCCGGCAGCTGACCGCTAATCTGCATAAGGCCGGTGATTGTCTGGAGACGAAGGAAAGCTGACCCTTGGCCGTAGTTGCGGGAGGCTTGAACGTAGTCAACATTCCGTAGTGCTTCAGCTGGCACACCACGCTCACGCACCCGTTTCTGGAACTCGATTGCATCCAGATCAACGACGTTCGGGTCAGCTGCCCTCCGGTAGCGTTCCTCGAAAAATCTGTCCAGCTGTTGGTAGTAGCGAGCGATCTGGGTCTTACCCAGTACGCTGGCTTGCTGAACAATCGCTTGGACTTCCGTAGCTGTCTTGGGGTTGCCTTGGGGCTTATCCAACCGCTGGCGATACTGCGAGAGGTTGGACTGCATCACGTTCTCCAGCTCGCGATCCACCGCCATCGGCGCATCTGCGATCCCGCTGAACTGACGCTGCACCACCCGATAGCCGGAAGGTAAAATAGAATACGGCCCCATCTGCACAACGCTGGCTTTCTGCGTTGCCTCTGGGGTTTCAGCTTGCAGCTGCATCGAGCTGGCCGTTGCCGCCACGTCAATCATATGACACTTCTGGCGGTTCTTTAACTCCACAACCGGATACATCTTAACGCCCAAACCTTTGACGCTGTGATGTTGGCCATCCCCTTTGTCGTAGTACATCGGGTGCAGCACTTCCTCCCAGCTGGAGTATTTGCCAACGTATTTGTAGAGGAAGTTCGCGCCAGATTCTTCTCGGACGATGTAGCAGCTGATCTTGCCTTCGGCTTCATCCCCCTTCGGGTACTCCCGAACGTAGACGTGAGCGCAGTTAATCAAGCTGCATTGCGCCGAGTAGTGCAGATCGTTGTTCCGAATACGTTGCTGATGCCACTCCCAATTATTATGCCTTCGGTACTCTTCCGGCCCCGAATCGACGATCGAATTACGGGTCGCCTCGACATCCCAGCCAACTTTGGCTGCGGCTTTTGGGTCGCGAATGTAGCCATAAAGTTCGTGGGCTTGGTAGCGGCGGCGAACCACCGCCACCTCCCAGTCGTTCGGGTTGCTGCGAGTGTTCTCCGGTATGAGAAGATCACCGGCTTTGATTGCCCTAGCTCGCCAGCTGGTGGGACTTTCAAAAGTCAGCGGCCCCACTCCAAACAAAACCATTTCGTGCTGTGAGAGCTGCATCGTGTAGTCAAACTCACGATCCTTCTTCTGCAACCGATCAAACTCCTCGGTGATGACACGCGAGTAATTGACTCGCTCGGCATCGTTGCCCGTATTGGTTTTGACTGTGGCGTAGGTGGGTGTCTCTGAGAAAATATCGTAGAACGCAGTCAACGCGATTGAGAAGAATGCTTCCGCTTCCCGAAAGTTGACGTTGGTGCGATAGGCTTGGCCGGTCTTACGCAGCTGGGCTGCGCTGTAAGGAGGGTTCCCATCAACAATACCTTTGACTTTGGCTCGCACCCGACCGCGTTCCTCATCGCCGCGTATCAGCATTTGAACCAAATCCACAACCGCTTCCGGTGTGGACAGTCTTGTCTCCGGCGGTGCGCCGGACTCGTCAATGTTCTCTAATGGCAGCGAGTTGCTGTTTGTCATACCTTCTTCCAGCAATGCGACGGAAGCGCATCGTTCTCCGTATCGGATACTGTTTTATGCAACGCTTTTAGCGGCAGCCAAATCTGCGCTGCGTTAAAACAACCGCAATGCTTACACGATTTGAGAGAGCTGTCGTGCGGAGTTTGGCGGCTTCCGACTATAAACTCTATCGCCTTTCGTATTACGCTCTTGCTGCACCCCGAACATCCTTGAGGCTGAACGTTGTCTCTGCACGCCACACAGATTGAAGCTCGCCTTTCTGCTTCTTCGGTGTCTGCTCTTTTCATCCCAGCTGCAATCAGCGTGCGGGTTAGGCGAATCGCCAAGTCGAGAGTGATTGGCTTTCCGATAGGGGGTTCGTAGTCTTTATCCTCACAAAGCTCCGGCCTCTGCTTGCAGACATAAGCCTCAACAATATCCTCAATATTAAAAGGAACGGGAAGGTTGTTGGCTTTGCGGTGGTCTATGACCCGCGCCACCAGCTGGGAAAAGTTGTTAGAGTTTAGCTTTAGCCCAGTCTCTTCTTGTAAGTAGTTGTAACCCCCGTTTGGAACTACGCTAGTTTGAACCAGTCTTTTCATTTCAAGCGAATGTATCGTGATAAATGCTATCGTACTCTCTGACCATACTGTCCCAACTACTCATCCCGTTGGTGGGCCGGTGTGCGGTGGCGTATCCTCCCAGCCGTCTGGCCATCTCAACCACCAGCGTAACGGCATCAGCAAAGTCGGGTGACTTGCCCGTCCGCGCTTTCATCTCCACCTTTCGCTCAATGATCGTCATTCGCTTCTCGTCATCAAACATACGGGAACAAAACTCGATCACCGCGTCGTGGCTCATCCCGCGCAGCTGCTCGTTAATCACCCATTGCCGAACGCTGAACCACAGCTCGGTAACTTTGTTGGCGTAAACATCGCTGCTCTTGCGGTGGTCTTCGGGGGAGACGGGGCGGTCACTTGCCTTCCCGCCAAACTCAACCCGCTGAATAGCTGGACTCCAAGTTTTAGCTAGGATGTCGCATAAACCACCGCCCTCACCCGTTGCGTCTATCGCTAGATGCTGCGGTAAAATCTTATTCTCCTCACAGATTTGCTGCACCCGCTTGGAGATTTGGAAGTGAACCGGCTCAGAAGATTGTGCATTTATCTCAATGATTTCGTTCTTTTCCAGCTGTATCCCCATCTTCCCGTTGTCAAAGTCGCCGTATCTTCCCAGCTGGATCACGCATCGGTCGCCACCGTTAAATGCCGGATCAAGCCCAGCGATCATATGACTGTGCTTGTGGAAGATTGCTGGCATCATAGCCCGATACTTCTCAACCAGACTCTCGCTCAACACCGTCTTGCACACCCCTTCGGGCGACCACATTCCGCGAGTGTACTTCCAGAACTTGGGGCTGTCCTCGCCGTCATACTTCTGGGCTTGGCGCACTTGCTCCTCGTTAATCAGAAAGCTGTACTTCTCTTTGCCAGCTAGAATGTTGGGAGACTTCATCCCGTCGAAGCGGACACACACACCACGCTCCGTCTCCCACTCATCATCCTCGATGCTGACCGAAGCCCATCCTTTCTTCGGGGTGGCGAATCGCCCGTGCTGGTCAAACTTGCTATGCGGGTTTCCGATCGCCAGAAACTTAAATTCCTTTGTTCCTTTCTGAAGGTTGGAACACGCTTCAAATGCCGCCTCCGGTGTGTCGGTGGCCTCATCCACAATCACCATCGTTCGCGGGGAACGAATACCTTGAATGTTAGCGACAGCCTTTGAAGTCGCACCATCCAGTACGGGGATCGCGAAGATAGCGTGCTTGTCATCCCCTCGTATCGCTTGAAGCGTGGTCTTACTGTCCACCATATGCGACGGGTATCCACCTTTACACGTTCGGTAGAGGTCTTGGATTACCGGCCACGCACGCTTCCGAATCATCTTCGCTGTTGTGGACGTAAGGATTACCGAGGTCTGAAGCGGTGCAGCTAGGAAGTAAATCATCGTGTAGAGGCTCGCGGCGTAGGTCTTGCCGCTTGCACCACATCCAGACCAACAGACCCATTGATTCTCGCACAACGACTCTATCTGTTTCTCCAGCCAAGGGTTCCAAATCAGCTTGGGCCACAGCATATTCGCTGCATTTTGGAAGTGCTTGAACGCGCCTAAACCTCCCCGATCTGGGGAGTGGTTAATGCGAAATGCGTACAACTCTAGCTCGATGTCGTTTAGTTGCACGTCAAACGCCAAGCCGTACTTGTGCTTTATCAAACCGTTTGACAGTTAGGGCTTTATCTTTAGGTATAAATCCCTATTGGGTTTAATCCCTCACAATTTCAAATAACTGTCAAACGATGGCTGTAACTCTGAATAATAACACCGACTGTTGTGAATCCACTTGCACCAATACAACGGTCAATGTTGCTGGCCCTCAAGGCCCAGCTGGTGCAGCTGGTTCAAACGGAACCAACGGCAGTAACGGTGTAAATGCTTATGCCTTCACTACCGCCGGATTTACCGTTCCTTCCGTTAGCGCAAATATCTCTTTATCGGTGGACAATGCGACCCCTTGGGCAAACGGAATGATTATTTACATTCAAGTTGCGGGTTACTATGAAGTAGTCGGAACAAGCGGCGGAACAATTAACGCAAAGAATCTCGGCTACACCGGAAACGCAGCTGTTGGACAAGCAATCGCAACCAACCGACTGATTGCTGGCGCGGGGATTAAAGGGGATACCGGCACATCCGGCACAACTTTCAGCGGCTTTTCTAACGCTGGCGACATCATCACCAGAGACGGCAGCGCACAGACGGTTCTGTCAGTTGACTCTACCCCAGACACCACGAAGGCTCTGTTCCAGCATTCATCCGGTAATAAGATTACTTGGAAGAAAGTTGCGGCAGCTGATCTGGACGGGAACATCAGCCTCACCTCTCAAGTCAGCGGCAGCTTGCCGCTTGCCAACGTAGGCAACGGAATAAGCGGAGCCGCAGCTGGCGATCTTCTTTACTGGACTGGGACGGCTTGGGCGAGAGTTGCCGCCCCAACTTCAGCTGAACAGCTGCTTGGTTACAACACCGGAACAAATGCCCCCAACTGGGTAAGCCCCAGCACGTCGGGTCTGATCTTCGCTAGGGGAAGTATGAGTGCCAACAGCGGGGGAACTCTGACCGCAACGAACGCTGTCAATGTTGGGGCTTTAGGCTTGGTTGATACCGCTTCCAGTAGCGACCCAGATAGGTGGACAATAGCTTTTGAAACTGCATCCGCTTCGACCGAGTACGTCGTTATGACAACCAACACAAGTTCAAGTGTTGACACTTCCTCTGACGACCACTTCAACGTCTACGCAAAGACGACAGCTGGGATTGAAGTTCGCGCCCCTCGCGATTTTGGAGGTTCCTACGGATACAGCTTTGATTTTGTTGTTTATCAATAATGCCCGTCATAGACCAACAACGTATCAGCGACGGGTTCCTTACGCTGGAACGCGGAATAGATGCTGGCAAAGCACCTAATCTTTTACCGCGCAATCAAGCCAGCTTTGGGGTCAACGTCACGATGCGTGGTGGGTACGTGAAGACTCGCCCAGCTTTTAACAACATACCGTTGGACTTCACCGCCGAAGAACAAGCTGATGCCGAGGCGATGCAGACCAACTTTAAGACCGGCAAGTTCCAAGGGGCATACAACTACCACTACGGTGATAAGAGTTTTATTGTGTGCGCTGTTGGCGGTTACATCTACCGGATCGACCCGCGCAACGGTGAGGTGTTGGACATCACTCCAAAGGATTCAGCTGGGGCAGCTGACATAAACCCGCCGGACATCCCTCACTTTTTCTTTCAGCAAGCTGAACAGTATCTAGTTATCCAAGATGGAATCAGCCTCCCAATCATCTACAACGGAGCCAGCTCCCGACGATCAGACCTCTCAAACAACGAAGTGCCAGTCGGTACGGCTATGGCCTACGGGAACGGGCGGCTTTGGGTCGCCAGAGGTAGAGAGTTTGCAGCTGGCGATATTGTCAACGGGCCAACTGAAGTCATTCAGTTCACCGAAAACACTTATATCGCAGAAGGTGGGGCATTCGCTGTCCCACTCAACACCGGAGACATCACCGCTCTGAAATTTACCAGCCAGCCCGACAGCTCGCTGGGCCAAGGGGAACTATTGGTTCACACCAACGAAGCGATCTTTGCGGTCAATGTTCCAACCAGTCGGGACGATTGGAAGAATGTCAACTACCCCACAGTTCGGATTGTGGCAATTAGCTACGGATCGGTTAGCGATCGCAGCTGCACTCTGGTCAACGGGGATATGTTCTACCGTTCCACAGACGGTATCCGCAGCTACATCTCAAGCAGACGCGAGTGGCAAGAGTACGGCCAAGTGCCAAACAGTCGGGAGATCACTCCGGTACTCGCACCCGAACAGCTAACCAGCTACGCACAGCTGGCAAGCTCGGTGTTGTTTGATAACCGACTGCTCACCACCGTCACCCCTAACACTAACAGTAACCAAGGCATATTCTTTAAAGGACTTGCGGCTCTCGACTTTGATCTAGTGGGGGGTATGGGGGAGAAAAGCCCACCCGCTTGGGAGGGTCTTTGGACGGGCTTAAACTTTCTGCAACTAATCACAGCTAGGGTTGAAGGCGAAGACAAGTGCTACTCTATGGTGCTTGATGGAAACTGCCGCATTCAGCTTTGGGAGATAACCAAAGACGGGAAGAAGGACAACGGCAGCACTCCAATCGAGTGTTACGTCGAAACTAAAAGCTACGGTTTTGAGAACCCTTTTGAGCTGAAGAAGCTGGAGTACGGCGAGATGTGGATTGACCAGCTGGAGGGTGCGGTTGACTTCGACATTAAATACAAACCCAACCAGTACCCAGCTTGGGTTGATTGGGATGTGTTTACCGAATGTGCAAAGACAGAAAACTGCGACCCCGCAGCTGGGAGCTGCCTTACATTCAACAACTACAAACCGCAATACCGTAGCCGTAGGCGACTGCCACAGCCAGAGGATAGCTGCGAGTCAACCAACAACGCGCCAATGCGTAACGGCTATGAGCTGTCCGCACGAATTGGGTGGACGGGCCAAGCCAGACTTAAAGGATTTCGGATGCACGCCTACCCCGTCATTGAAGAACCTTACGGTGATTGCACCGAGTTTGGAACTTGCGCCTAGAATTTATGAAGTACAAAGAACTCATCATTAGCTGCACGACAATAACCGCCAATAGCCCTTACAGTTATGCTGTCGGAGGTTCGTGTGGCGAAAAGGTCAGCTACACCACAGCCAGTTAAACTATGCCCTCTAACCAGTCAGTCACTCTAGTTAAAGGCACAGTCCCAAACGGGACGTGCTTTGATTCCGTATCTGATCTCTACAACACGTTTGTTGACCTTACCACAGCTTATGTGGACGGGGCATACTCGTTGTTTAACTACGGGCCAAACGAGCCGTCAGCTGCGGATCGGGACAAGCCTTGGATTAAGACCAACGGATCAGCCCCAGAACGAATCTACATTTATTACAACGGTTTTTGGTCAAGTGAACACCCAGTTCCATACGACAGTAAAGAGCGTAGGATTTGGACTGGAACAACTACCGAGCTGCTGACTTACGAAGGTGGCGTTGACGTTGGCGTTTCCGACCACACCGGCCCGTTCTGGGAAGTGGACACAGCACTCAGCGATCGTTTCCCGATTGGCGTTGGCGATACCGCTTCAGCTGCCGCAAGCACCGGAGGCGAAAAGGACACCACTTTGGAAGAGAAGAACCTCCCCCCTCATACCCACGACCTTAACTACACCGACCGAGCTTACGCCAACGGATCGCAGCACACCGGAGAAGGCTCGTTCATAGCTGGGGCCAAGACGGTGAACGGAATGATTACGGCTGGCTCTGGCCAGAAATCGGAATCGTTCACCAACCTTCCGCCTTACTACGGCGTTTATTTTATTAAGCGCACCAATCGTAAATACTACACAGCCTAATGAAAGTTACTCTCGGAGATGCCAAGACCAGAATCGCAAAGCATCTTAATCTTTGCGCGACTGATGCCCGTACCACCGAGTACATCAACGAGGCGCAGCGGCGTCTGATCGAGAGCGGCAAGTGGAAAGGAACCTACGGTAAGTTTACGATCTGCGTCACAGACGGTTGTATTGCTTGGCCTCGACAGATTGAAACGATTGAGTCGGTGGCACTCAACCAGAATGTCGGTACGGTTCGTAACGATTGGTTTGAGTTTGTCGAGAGCGGCTACGGTCTTCTCGATAACAAAGACAACGTAGGCTACCAGCTGATTGACCGAGGCGAGTCACCCACGCAGAAGGATATGTCCGGCGCGGGTAAGAAGATTCGCGTGTACGCTTTTGTGGACGGCGATGCCGGTAAGACAATTAACATCCAAGGCTACGACGAGAACAACAACTGGGTGCGTACTCAAAGCGGTGGCAGCTACATCGACGGAGAAACCGTCACGCTGGTCAACGGGTTCGTCGATACCACCACAGTTTTCAAAAGCGTTACCGGAGTCCGTAAGGATGTCACCCAAGCTAATGTCCAGCTGTACGAGCTGACAGATGCCAGCGCACCGACGCTGGTAGACTTGGCCACCTACGAGCCGGACGAAACTTTGCCCAGCTATCGGCGTTCGCTGATTCCCAGTCTGGGCGGTGCAGCGGGTTGTGAGGACGGGACGGATAAGAAAGTAGCTGTCACCGTTATCGCCAAGCTGCGATTCATCAACGCCGTCAACGATACAGACGTGCTAATGGTGAGCGACCTCTACGCTATTAAGAATATGGCAAACGCCATCAAGCTAGAGGAGAACCGAGACTTTGGTGCAGCTTCAGAATACCGCAACTTGGCCTTTGATTCTCTTCAGAATCAACTAGCAAATTATATGGGTGATGGGGCTGTACCAGTTTTACAGATGACAAACCTTAACACTCACGGCGGCGGTGGAATAGAAAGCGTAATATAATGGCAATAGGAGCATTAGCAGCTGGACTCGGAGCGAGCCTCTTGAAAAAGGGAGCGAAGATTCCGAAGTACAAAAAGGTAGATCAAGACGCTGAACAGAAGGCGGCGATCGCTGGCAACCTCGCCAGCTTCGATAGCGCGAAGGAGTTGGCGGACAGAACGACGATGGCCGATCAAGAGAGGCTTGAGTCAATCATTAGCCGAACCCTTCCCGACTACCGCAATATGTTGAGTGGTGCGGGTGGCGCGATCAGCAATATGATTGCTGGCAATCTCCCTATGGCAGACCAAGGGATGATTATGCGCCAAGCAGCTGAGAGAGGTGGCGCGATGGGGCTGGGCGGTAGCCAAGCTGGCCGCAACCTTACTGCTCGCGATCTAGGCTTGAGCCAGATGCAGCTGATTGGCCAAGGCTTGAATGCCTTCAACAGCTTCTCATCCAATCTACGCCAGAACTACACCGTCAACCCTATGTCTCAAGCGTCAATGTATATGACTCCGCAGCAAAGGACTGACTTTGCAATGAGAGATAATCAGTTCGCGTATAAAGCAGCTGTTGGCAAAGCGCAGTCAGACGCAGCTAACAATCCTTTCAATAGAGCAATGAACTTTGTGGGCGGAGCAGCTGGTATGTATCTGGGTAATAACGGATTTGGTGGCGGTGGCCAGCAGCAGTCCGGCGGCTTCTTCCAAAGGATGCGATCTGGAATAGGAAGCCTTTTCGGCAACACCAGCAGCGCACCCACTTCGCCAAACCAAAGCGGCGGATATTACAACGCACCTAGACCTTTAACATAATGGCTGAACCAGTAGACTATTTTATGCAAGGGGTTGGGCTGGGACAACGCTCCCGCTCAATACGGAATCAAGAGGATCAGTTCAGAACCAATCTGGCTGAACGGGCTAGGCAATTCGATTTGAACAACGACATCGCCCAGTCAAACCTAGAGCTGCGGCAGAAGGAGTTTACTCTCAACCAAGAGAATGCGGTGATTGAGAACCAGTACCGGATTGCCAACACCGAGCGGATCAAAGCTGCCAATAACCAAGCCAAGAAGCTGGCTGATGATGCGGTTAAGTTCGCCCCCAGTATGTCAGCTTTCAATGATGAACTAAACTTGTGGGACGGTGTAAGTGCGCCACCAAAAATCCCAAGCGGTTTACCTAAAGCTCAAAGGGCTGAAGCGATTGCAATGCGTAACGATGCAATCAACGCCAGCAACACCGACGAACAAGTTAAGTTGCAAAGAGATTGGAACGCGCAGCAAGCCAAGCTCTACAACGAAGGCTTTGCTTGGATGATGCAAAACAATCCAAGAGGCTTGATGTATAACGCAGAAACCAACGAAGCCTACTACGATTTTAACTCATACTTAAAGATGAGAGAGTCGCAGACAATAATGCAAAACCGTATGCGCGTGTTTGGCCCAACGGGAATGACCCCCAACTCTGCGACCTACTATGACAAAGCAAGTGGAATCCAGACAACCTTCAAGCCTCAAGCTCAACCTATAAGCGCGGATGCTTTCAAAAGGGATTGGCTGTCAAAAAATATTACTAAATTCATTAGCGAAGACGGCTTTGACGAAGAAGGATACAATGCCGTTCTTAATGAACTTTTCGGCGAACCTCTCGATCCAGCCGATGTTACCAAACCCCGTCAGATAAACCCCGACCTTCTCAGCGGAGAAGTAGGTACAACCCCATAATGCCGTCACCAACCTTAAAGGAAGTTCGGAAGAGGTTTCCGCAGCTGGATAACCTTTCCGACAACGAGCTAACTGTACGCATCGGCAATACTTATCCTAAACTTTTAGAGAAGGATAAGGAGCTGGCAGATGAATACACAGACCTAACCGAGTTCACCGTTGGTGGAGCTGCCTCTCAGATATACCAGAAGGCAACCAAAGGCGCACCAATGATGCTTGGCAAAATCGGCTGGGGTCTTGTTGAAGGATTAACTGCGCCAGTCATTGGCGATTATTCAGTAAGCGATTCGCTTGGGCTTGGTCTGGTCAAAGGAGTTAGCGACGCGCTTGGTCATAAGATAGATGTAACTGGTGCAATAAACCGCTACGCAAAAGAAGTTGGCGACGAAGCAGACAACCAGCTCCGAAAAATTAACACCGGAGGAAAAGTAACATCTATAAACTTTAGCCCGTTGCAGATGGCTCTGAAGGGCCAGATCGTAAATGTAGAAGAAGACTTTGAGGGAACCGAGGCTGAGATGCCCACAACAGTCGAGCGGTTCCTTGGCAACGCGGCTCAGACTGCATCCAGTCTTGCCCCAACTATTGCAGCTGGCCCACTCGGAGTTAAGGCAGTTGTTACTGCCGCTGGGCTTACTACTTTTGGAAGCACATTCCCAGAAGCTAGGCGCAGCTACGAAGAGGAAGGTGACGAGAACGCGAACCAAAAGGCTTTCGTAATTGCCGGAATTGATGGAGCAAAAACCGCGCTAATAACTTTTGGAGGTATGCAGCTGGCCAAGAAGCTGGGCGGTACTGACGTTGAGAATCTGGCCGGACTCAGAGGCAACAAAGAAGCCGCGCAAAGTCTTGGCCAAGTATTAAAAGGTATTGGCATAGGTGTTCCGATCGAAGGTGTTGAGGAAGCATTAGACGAGGCTATTTCAGCCGGAATAGCACAACACTCATACAATCCAGAAGCAGATGTTTACGGTGCTGCGGCTGAAGCCTTTTTTACCGGAGCCTTGATAAGCGGAGCGGTTGGTTCTGTTAGTGGTTTTTCTGAGTACAGCCAAGCAAAGAAAAGGGCCACAGCATTAAACGAAGCTGGTTTACCAGAGACAGCTCGGCGTGTGATTGAAAAGGCTCAAGAAGAAATCAAAGCAGCTGACGCAGAGCCGGACAAGATAGTCGGTCGTGACGAGGAAGGCAGACCTATCCGCGAAGTGCAACCCGCAGAAGAGTTGGACTTTGAAGACGTTCCAGAGATTGAGGAAACACCAGAGGTCACTCAGCAGATTGAATCAGCTGAAGCTGAAGCAGCTACAACAGCTGACGTAGCTGACACAGCTGACCTAGCAGCTGAAACTTCAGCTGAACCAGCAGCTACGCAGTCGGGGGATTTGTTCGGCGGAGACGTTACCCAAGAAGAACTATACGAGCTGATTGATAACGAGGCTTACAACCAGCTGGGGGTCGAACCGATCACCCCGCTTGAGCAAAGTGTTGTTGATGATCGGATGTCTCGCTTGTCCAAAGAGCAGAAGGAGGAGTACGACGAAGAAGTTGCTGAGACAGTCAAGCTACTCGCTTCAGACTTCAACACTCAAGCGAAGAAGGACAAGTGGGCTAACGAGGATTTGCAGATGAGGCGAGCAAAAGACGCTGGCCTCAAACAAGAGAACCAGCAGATTGAAGCTCAACAAGCCCCGCAAGAAGATGCCACCCAGCCGACAGCTGAAGAAGTGGTGGCCCAGAAGGAGGAGCTGACAGAAGACGAACGCGAGTCACTTACCAAAAAACTTACCAAGCTGGCGCAGCCCAGCAACAAAATGAAGAGCGGTGGTAAGTTTCTTTGGAGAGAGGGGCGCGGTGGCCAAGGCAATCGCAACCCAGCCAATAATCCTTTTGCCACAAACCCAAAGAAACCAGAAGAGCTTAAAGATTTTCAAGATGAGTTAGGGCGAATAGCTGACGAGAAAGGGATTGATCGAGTTCAGTTGCTCAATGAGCTGAAGCAGATCGTTCTTGAAAGAGCGCAAGCTAAAGAGTCCACCGGCAAAGGTAATCAGCTTAACAAAGCCAGAGTTAAAGCGGAGCTTGAGTTCCTTAAAGTACCAGAAGGTGAGGAGGATATTCTTGATAACTTTATCGAAATCGTTGGCGGAAAGATTGATGTCCCAGTCGGTAAGGATAATAAGGTTATCGTTAAGGGTGATAGCAAAGAGAAGATGCCAGCTGAGTATGACGGCATTGATAACTTTGCTTATGCGGTAAACGAGCTGTCCAGAATCGAGCCGTCCGTAGCTGGCAGCTTGGTCAATCGCGTACCGGTTTCAAAGATCAAAAATAGGGTTGATGAGTATGCCCAAGCTGTCGGTGTTGAGACAGATCAGTTCTGGGACTTAATGGCCGATGCAATCAATCGCCGGATAGAGCGCAACCGAGCCAGACAGGCGAAGAGGGACGAGGTTCCATTAGTCGAAGTGCTATCCAAAAAAAGCGAAGGGGCCATTCTTCGGAATGCCTATGAGTTAACGGAGCAGAGCACGTTTGTTGCCAATGGAAAAACATACACCGTTGTTCACTTTACTAATGACGGCGAAGGCAATGTCTCTATTGTAGTTGATAGTGGTAATCGAGAGTACGAAGACATTAACGTGATGTGGAGTGCGCCTTTTTACTTTGAGAAATTTGAAGCTGCTGAAGGAACAACACAAGATATGCGCGAGGAGGTTGTCACTCCAGCTGAAGATGAGTCAGACCCAGACGTTCCCTTCGCTTCTGCCCCAGCTGAAATAGTCAACGGTGTTCGGATGCCGAAGGCTTCCTCTGATCTTGAGGAAACATTTCTGGCGAGGGTTGCCGCTCTTATCCCGCGCATACAACGCAGACTGGGGGGCGCGAAGGTTCGTAACATTTTCATCAGTCGCCAAAAGAATATGCCAGCGTTCTCCAATGCACGCGGCGGCGACTTTGGTTCTATCTTCCTAAACCCAGAGCTGATTACCGCTATGGAAGAAGCGGGTAAGGGTGATCTTGAAAGCATCTTGGTCGAGGAGATCATTCACAACTACAACGGGCTGGCTTTATTCCACAGCTGGAATGAGTCGGGTCGCCAAGAACCTTTCGAGAAATACTACGAGAGGATGATGACCGAGGTGTTCTTGGAAATGTCCAAGGGCGAGATTGCAGATACGGTCTTCTACTACGGCGAACAGATCAAAGGTGACGCAGTTGCAATCGCTGAAGAATATATCCGCATCGCCTTACAGCGTAAGCTGACCGGCACGATCAACGAAGACTTCTTTGGGCGTAAGGTTGAGCGCGGTGGTGCGTTGAGCCAGCTGATGGACATACTCGCTCGCTTTTGGAACGGAATCACCCGTGGGTTCACCGGCAGATCGCCACGCATTAGGACTCTCAAGAAGCGTATGCGCCGGATGATGAAGGACAACCGAGTGTCCTTCCCCGCTCTCGACGGAGCCAAGCTGGTGTTCACTCCGGCTTCCCAAGGGGAGTTTGAGTTTGAGCAACCCGTTACACCGGAGTTAAGCACGCGAGAGTACGAAACCATTCTGCACAACGAGGACGGTTTCAACTACAACACCGGAGACTTTATGGCCGCTCTATTTGGGATGTCCCAGCTGGAGCTGGCCCAAATAGATAAGCAGACCAAGATGGCTGGTAAGGGTGCAAACACCATACCAGCTATGGACGCAGCGTTCATACAGCCTCAAAGAAATACAGACGTTCCGCTGCCGGATGAATTTATTGTTAAGGTCTACACCAAGCTGCACGAAAAGGTTGGAAACGATACTCGGCTAAACGACACGCAAAAAGACCAAGCGATTATGTACGCGCTGAGTCGCATCTCTAACGATGCCAGAGGTTTTATCAACAGAACCCAGCGATTCACCGACTCATCAGAGGCTTTGCTTGGGGGTAGGGATTACAACTTGAGCCGCAAGATTGACCAGCGTTTGTTAGATTATTACAGATTTACAAAGAGTCTGGGCGAGCGCGTTGTTCAGTCTGGCGAAGGTTTGGTTTCTCTCGATGTGCCGCTAGAGCTTGAAGAGGAGTCAGAAGGCGGAACGCTTTACGATATGGTTCCCAACCCGTTCGTAATGTCGGCAGACTTGGAGCTGGTGAACGATGAGTTGCTTCGGTACATCGAGGAGGCTCAGATAGCTTTGACCCCAGCCGAGAAAGATTTATTTGCTTTCGCGTTTGAGAGGAACTTTAGCTACGGATACCTAGCTGAGTATTCAAAGCAACGCGGACTAAAGAGCAGAGGACAGGCATCCAACTTGTGGAACTCTGTGAGGGAGAAGCTGGCACTTACTCTCGCCTCAAAGCGAGACTTGGATATTCAAGTTGGGCGAGACGTTCCAGAGGGGCTGCGCTCTAGGATTGAGAAGGTGCAACGCGCCTTTGAAGTTTTAAGCGAGCAAACAAAGTCTGATATGCAGAAAGCCGAGGAGGCTCGCATACAGAAGAACATTAGGGAGCTGACAGCTGAAAAGGCTCCAGAGGAGACTGAGGACAAGCCGCCTATCCAAAGCGTTGAGGTGACACCGGAAGGTGAGATCATCTCTGCGGCTTTTGACATAACGAACAACCGCGTTCGCCGGATGATGAACTTGCCAGAGCTGCAACGCGACGAGGAAGGCCGGATCATTAACCAGCCACGCGAGCGTTCGATTCTGGAAGAAGCTGAAGCCAACCGTAAGCGGAAGACAACCGCTGCCTCGCTGCCGCCAGAGTTTGTTTCCGACGTAGCTGAAAGAGCTGAAGAGCTGAAAGCTGAAGACGCAAAGAACTACCGCGCCAGCGACGAGGTGAAAGCAGACGAGTCAGTCAAGTCAACTGACAGCCGAAGCGAAGAGGTGAAGCAGAGGATGAAGGATGCAGCTGATACAACGGGAACTTGGAGGGATGCCTTCATTAAAGCAAAAGACACTCTCTCAAACCTCGCTGAGTTCGGTAAACAGTTAACAAGACAATTTCAATTCCTAGACCCGACAGACAAACGCTACGGGCATACGGTTGAAGTGCTTCGCCAGTTCCAAGCAGTCACCGAGTTCTCACAAACCAGAGCCAGAGAAGACCTAAAGGCAATTACAGACGGACTAACTGAGGATCAGTTTGAGTTCTTTACCCGCCTACTGGTGTATCGCGACTTGAAGCAGTCTGTTCAAAGCGGTCTTTACCAGAAAAACAAAGACCTCCCGTTCGGCATTCAAAGCAAAGCCGAGCTAGACTTCCTTCTTCAAGAAGCTGAAGCCGACCTAGCTGCGCCGGAAAACCAGAAGGTGCGTGATGCGATCCAGCGTCGTAAGGCAATACTGACTGATCTGACGAAGAAGATGCAGCAGCGCAAGCTGTTGCCGGATACCATCACCGACGCTGAAAACTATTTCCATCGGATCACGCTTGAGTATCGTGACTCCTCTCAGAGAGGATTGTTGAGTGAATCCACAGACGTAAGAACCAGACGCGCTGGCTTCCAGAAGAAACGTAAAGGTAGCGAGAAGGATTACACCACCGACTTCTTGGAGTCTGAGAACGCAGTCTTATCCCAAGGTTATGCACAAGTGCAAACCCACGACACGCTTGTTAGGTTGAAGGGGTTGCTGGATCAGAAGTCCCAACTGAAGGCTCAAGCCAAAGCGTCTAATGAGGCTGCGCTTATTGAGGATGTAGGTGACGTGGATGCTTTCTTTGCGCCGTTCAATAAGAACATCGCAATCGGTATTTCGCAGATACAGAAGCTAATCAGCCGTGGGCAGATAGTTGTTCCCAGTAAGTTCACAGCCGCAGCTGAGTCGTTGGTTGACGGAGCCACCAAACACCCAGACACCTTCGCGTTCTTTAAACACTTAATGGACACCAACTCCGCTGGTGCTGGCTATGCCGGAATGATCTTCAAAGCAATCCGCGCAAAGGAACAAGCCACCAAAAACCAGCTGGGTAACAACTACAAAACGTGGCGTGATCTGGTTAGCGAAAACAAAGAGTTGGCTATCTGGCAACCAGAGAAAGGTAACTTCCTCTACAAAGGAACAGTCGCCTCTGACGCTGCTTTGATTAAGTGGTTTGACCAAGCTGGCGAGCTGGACACAACTACGATCAGTAAAAACGATTTACGCAAACAGCTGGTACTGGGTGGGCGCAAAGATGAGTGGGCTATTCCGGTGGAAGTTGCAAACCAGCTAGACCAGCTAAAGCCAGTTGAAGGTTCCGGCATTGTCGCTAAAACAATCCAAGTCCCAAGCAACTTGCTGGGGATATGGAAGTATTGGAAGCTGTTTAACCCAGCTGGGTTTATCAAGTATGAGCTGAACAACTTGACGGGTGACTTTGACGTGGCCTTTGCCTATTCGCCGGAGATCATCAGCAAATACTCCAAGCAAGCATACCAAGACTTGTACGACTACCACGTCAACAAGAAGCCTTTGCCAACTGATATGGAAGAGTTGTTCCAGAAAGGCGTGTTGGGTTCCGGCTATGTGCTTCAAGACCTAGCAGAGATGCGCCCAGAGGTGGCTGTGGACGCTTTGTTTGGAGACTTCGCTGACGGCCTCAAGAAGAAATCTAACTGGCTTAAGACATTCACCAACGGGTACAAGCGGAAGGTTGCAGTAATTAACCAAGTTAGAGAGGACACTCTGCGACTAGCCGCCTACCGCTACTTCCAAGACAAGCTGGAGACTGGGGCTAACGTGTTCGGAGCCTCAAACCGCAAAGAGCTGGCACTTATCCCAGACAAAAAAGATAAAGCCGCCAAGATGGCCCGTGAGCTAATAGGCGACTACGGAGCTATCTCAACGGGTGGTCGCTGGCTGCGCCGTCATATGCTTCCCTTTTGGTCTTGGATGGAGATTAATTTCCCCAGATATGTTCGGATGATGAAGAACGCCAGCTTTGAGGAAAAGGGAGGGACTGGTTCTAGGGTGGCTGGGGTTGTGGCAAAGAAAGCTGCGGTTAACACAGCAAAGTTTGGTCTGCTTGCCTCAACCTTCCCTTTGTTTATTAGCCTTTGGAATCGCTTTATCGTAGAAGCTGGCTTTGCTGACGAAGAGGATAAGCGCGTAATTGACGCACGCAACCAGCAACACTTACTCCTCTACTCCACCGACGAGGGGCGAGTCATTTCACTAAAGATGCAAGGCGCACTTACCGACGCGCTTGAGTGGTTCGGTGCTGGTAGTTTCTTCAATACTGCAACAGATGTTGCATTCACCGACGATACTGTTGCAGATGCGGCGAACGAGTACCTATCTCAAGGCGAGTGGTGGAGGGGCGGAATAAACCGAGTTGGAACATCATTGACCCCAATCATTAAGGTTCCTTATGAAACTGCCTCCAAGAAGAAACACTTTCCAGATGTTCTTCGACCCGCGCCCGTTCGCGACAGAGCCGCATACTTGTTGCAGAACCTAGAGTTAGGCTGGGCAACAATGGGCATAAACTCCCTCTACAAACTAGCTCAAGACTTCCCAACCTCCGGCGTAACCGGCGGCGGTAGTCCAGCCAGATCGCTGTGGCAATTCGTTGGATACACCACCGATACCGGCGAGTCTGCTTACCACTACATCAAAGCAAAAGAACACAGCTTTTATGAAGATAAAGAAGGCGAACAATCTGGCTTCACCACCAACAGCAAGCAAGACGCGCTGTACTACCACAAGAAAGCCATCAAGTGGGGCGACACCGCATCAGCTGAACGCTGGAAGAAAGAGTACCTAGACTTGGGCGGCAAAGCCTCCGGTATCAAGCGCAGCGTCACAGCAGCTAAACCACTCGCTAAAGTGAAGAAGTACCGCAGAGAGTTTATCAATAGCCTCTCCGATACTGAAAAGGAAATACTTCAACGCGCAGAAGAATGGTACAAAGAAACCTACTAGAAGGCTCCGAGAATGCCGCCAAGTTCGACACACTACTTGAGCTTCTGATCGGGGAGTTCAACGGGAAACTGTTCTACCACGAAATCATCGGCATACTTCAGATGCAAATCACCGGCCTCACGCTGGAAGCCTACGGGCTGACCGACGATGAGGAGGAAGATGATGACGATTGGGGCAATCTCATCGGTTCAGCAGACGATGAATAGTATCTATATTGGTACGGTTCGTACCAAAACAGATACTATCGCCCAGTATCCAAATTGGTACGGTTAGTATCTATATTGGTACGGTTAGTACCAATTTAGATACTCCATACCTAGCTAGTAGTATAGTAAGCCTTTAGCTTGGGTAGGTTTTCAATCGGCTCATACAGCTCTCGCTGCTTCTTTCGCTTCCGATAGTTGCGATCTCGGATGATATGCGGAGTCGCTCCCCCTTCCCACTCGCTATTACCCGCGAATCGGTAGCAATCTTTCCCACATTCCTCGCAAACCCCCTTAAAGCCGTAGATAGTTCGCCTTGGTTTCTCCCAAGTTACCCGCTCAACGTCCATTTCCCGCAGACATTTGCAGCGAGTACAGCGAATCTCCCGTCTTTCTTTTAATTCGTCAGAAATAACGTGGGCCTCCTACGTTGTTTGTCCACCTTCTTCAGCATATTAGCGAATATCCTATACCGACTGCTGCCAGTAGCCCCAACCGAGTGACATTCCGTAACCAACTGAGCTAGTATCTTCTGCATTTCACTAGCCTCACGCTTGCTAAACGACACAACCACCGGCCAATCGTCCCGACCGCAACCGTAATGCCTAACAATCTTACTGGATGTAGCTTCCATACCAAAGATGTTGACCCGACCGTCAACTATCTTCAAGCCGTATTGGCCCACATTTGCGATCTGAGCGCATTTTGTAGCTGAAAGGTCAGCTGATAGGGGCCAGCTATTAAAAGTTCTTTAGAAGGGCTGTGAGGGATTAGGGACGGATGGGGTGTTGCAGTCCAAATTACAGAAAAATTGTGTGGGGTCGTATTATATATAAAGGAGGGGTCGAAGGGGGGGTGGCCTCGCCGCGCCACTATCTTAAATGGCCCCGCGACCCGCCCACCAACACCGTAATTGTCGCCGGTTCATTATCAACCCTCGACAACTTGCTCCGGCAATTGTGAAAGCACAGCAATATTAACGACCGCTTGATCCCTTTCACCGATATCGAAGACCGTTGACGCACGCTTGGCCACGTCTCCCGCCACCCTTTCCCTCATTGATAGCTGGCCCAAGCCTAGATCAGCTGGAGGAATAGCGTCTAGAGCATCGAGAACAGCCGAAACGTCCTCTTGGATACGTGCCTTAATACTATCACCCGACTTCGCCACACTCTCCCCCACTTCTCCCCCCTTTTCACGCACCGGTGAGACACCCCTTGCAACACCAGCCAACACCGTCTCCGCCCGTTGCCAGTTCTCTTGATTCACTTTCCGGCAAACGCTGGATTTGTTGCACTTTATCGCCGCCGCAATCTCTCGGGGAGACTTCCCTTGGAGATATAACCGCCGCCCTTGATCCCAGTCAATTTGAGACATTGCAACACCGTAGCAGCTGGCCAGCTGATAGCTGAACACTTTCGCCGATGCTTCGTGTAGTAACTAGCGGCAATTCCGCCGCGCTAACGAAAGAAAATCAAATGCAGTTAAAACTAAACCTATTCGCCGAGCGGCTATTCTCGCTCGGCTCATCGCTTGGCTTTCGAGTAACCGGAGCCAAAAACGTTGAAGCGGTTCAAACGTGGATTGCCTCACTTGAAAGCATACCGGAAAGCGTCACCGAGCTAATCAAATATTGCGACCTAAACCCGCACCCCGTAGCCGATGCGCTGGCCGTCTACTTTGCTTTGAAGACTCAAAACGCAACAAACAAGCCGACACTCTCCGCGATTCTCACAAGCAACTTGAAAGGAGGCGAATGATGCAAACGATCATAACCAAATACCTACCCGCGACCAACCACCTCCCGCCGAGAATAAAAGCGCAGACGAGCTACGGAAAGCGATCAATCACCGTAAGCATACACCACCCGTTAATTGAGCGAATATCCGACTCGCTTCGCCGCGAGAGCATAGTTGCCCAAATGCTAGTGAGAGAAAAACTCAACGACTCTTGGCGCGGGACTTGGACAGCCGGAACAATAGACAACGACCGCACCGTCTGGACAAACACCGCCGTGCGAATTTGGGACTTTGAAGTATGAAGCCCCAACACCGTGGCGATCAGCTGATCCTTTTCACAAAGGATAACAAGCCGGCCAAACGCGAAGACCAGAAAGCATCCGCCGAAGAGGCGGATGCTTTTTTCTCCGCCCTCAAATCCCAGCTGGATCAGCTGAACACTCGGCCCGTTTCTTCGAGTAAATAACCAGAACCAGAACCCCACTTTCAGCCGCCTAGCCTAGGCGGTTGACGGAGGCATTCTGTCTCAAACGAAAGAAAAAATATTATGTCTACACAGACTCAAATAAGTTGGGACTCGCTTGGCCAAAGCGAAGTCAGAACCGCGATTCGTTCCCTTATCAATAACGAGGCAATCGCATTGACCGGAATTAGCACCAGCGACTTCCGCACACTTGTAAACGGCACGCCTGTTGACGGCGTGAAGTTAAACGCCGCCAACCTCCGGCAGATCGGGAAGGCGGGGCAGTACTTTCACAGCCCCGAGCTAATGGCGACCGACTCGGCCCCAACACCGTCACCGACACCGGCAGCAGTTGATCCCAACCAAGCGATTGAAGCGTTGCGCGGTTTGTTTCAGCCGCAGACCCCAGCCCTCGACGTGGGGCGAGTCCGGCAAGAGGCACTTGACGTGCAGCGCGACCAGTTTGGGCAGTTGTTTGAAAAGCAGCTGAACGAGCAGCCCGAAGCGATTGAGAAGGCCATCGCGAACACCGTCAAAAAGTTTGCCGACGATAGCCTTGCGGCGACCGTTTCCGCGCTGATGCAAACGGAGCTTGGCGAGTCTATCCGAGGCCAGTTGCAAAGCGGCGAGAAGACCCTTTTGCCGCCAATCCGTAGCGTTTCAAAATACTATCGGCCCAACCGCACCACCAAGCGTATCAAATCCGCAATCTTGGCGCGGTTTCACGTCATTATCTCAGGCCCGTCCGGCAGCGGCAAAACCTACCCGCTTGAGCAAGTGCTGAATGAGCTTGGCCGCCGCTGGATCAAGATTAGTTGTTCGGAAGGAATTTCGATGAGCGAGCTTGTCGCCGAGAAAACGATTGAAGTTGAAAGCGGCGCGCCGGTAATGCGGACGCTGCTAAAGGTTCTCCCGATAGCGGCACGCGAAGGTATCGTTGTAATATTCGACGAAGCCGACCAACTCCCGCCGGAATTACTCTCAGCTGTAAATAGCTATACGGACGCACACCCCGCAGTTGTGACCGTTCCACAAACCGGCGAGCGTATTACCGCACACAAAGACTTTTTGGTAGCCTTTACTATGAATGGGCTGACCGATGAGACGGGACTGTATTCCGGCCACCAGATCAGCGGTGCGCTGAAAACCCGTTGCCGGTTTGTTTATGCCGACTATCTGACCAAGCGGGAGGAGGCCAGCATATTGCAAGCGGACGGCTTGAGCGAACAAGCGGCAAGCGATGTAGTGGATAAATTTTCAATCCTACGCAAAGCACACACAGCTGGAACGCTGACGATGCCGCCATCGACTAGGACGATGCTTTCAATATCAAAAGCATTACAAGCCAAAGACGCATACGGCCAAGAGGTTGAAGCACTCAGCCCAATGACGCTCGACGAGGCTTTGAAAATGACAATCCTCGACGCACTAACACCGTCAGAAGCGAGCGAAGTCAAGTCGTTGCTCTCTATCTAATCACCACCAAATAACGAAAGGAAAAAATACAATGAGCAGAAACTACTCACTAACCAAGAAATCAAAGTCTTATATGCTTTGGAAGTTGCGGTTTTATATGGAAGTCAAAGGAGCAACTCCATCGGATGCGCTGACGCAGCTGACGAGTTACCCGCGCTGGAAAGTTTTGTTTGACCGCTGGATACTTCGTTCGTTCAGCACGAACCTTAACTTCATCATCGGCTTTACCGACCAGACCAAGCTGATGATGTTCCGGAAACTTTGGCAAGAGTATTTCGGCAGCATCCCAACAAAGCCGGACAACTGGCTTGAGAGACACCGCACAATGCGGAACCTACCAGAGCCAACGTGGCACGTCTGGGTAGCCCCGACCGGAGGCGACGAAGGCAAAGGCAAAGGCAAAGGCAAAGGCGAAGGAGAGCCAACCGAAGGCAAAGGCGAAGGCGAACCTAGCGAAAGCGAACGCTTGGAGAAATTCAAAATCAAAAAGGGAGGCCAAGGCCCCAGCACCAACGGCACAGCAGACCGTAGGCAATCCGACTGGTCAGATGAGCCCGAAGATGAGCCGACCGAAGCCGATCGTAAAATTGACAAACGGTTGAATGAATTAAATCGCCGACATAACAAAGGCCCAATCAGTCGCAGCATAAACTTCAACGCCGAAATAATGGAGAGAGAAATACCCAAAGCTACCCAGCTGATCGGCAAAGTTCGGAAGGCTTTGCTTGCCGACTCCCGCAATCGCATCGCCCGTAATCGAGACAGCGGCAAGCTTGATATGCGGAAGCTGCACCAGATTGCCCAGCTGACCGACGTGAACACCGTTTACAAGCGCACCACGCGCGGCAAAAAGCTGGACGCTTGCGTGCAGATATACATCGACGAGTCCGGCTCTATGAACGACGATGTTATAGTCAAAGGCAAAAAATTTATATGTATGCCGTACGCAGCAGCAGCAGCGGCGTGCTTGTCAAAGGCTATGGATCAGCTGCGAGTTCCGCACCAGCTGATTTATTTCACCAGCAGAATATCAATCGGAAAGGACTGGAAAGGCAAGTGGCAGAACGCGGGACTTGAACACGCTAGGCCTTGCCAAGGTACATATGCTCCGAACGCATTAGAGAGAGGGCTTCCGCTAATGGCCCACCGTCGCGAACAGCGCAAGATTGCAATCGTTATAACTGACGGCGATATGTCCACCAACGACAAGTTTTGGGAGCCTAATGGCAAGTGGGCGAAGCTTCGCCGCGAAGGTTACGAAATCTACGCTATCGGACTAATGACCCGAGTGCTAACGTCCAACCCAAAGAACCCTACCCACGAATGGTGCAGATCAATCGGTATCGGCGAGATCATAAATCATTACTACGAATACTCGGACTACAAAAACGGACTGCCGCCTCGCTATCAGACCGTTGGCATCAACGGCGGGATTGATAATGTCCAACCAGACACAATGATC